TTAGATTTTAAAGATGATGCAGTTACACCTAAAGCTGAAGTTAAAATTCAAGTTCAAGAAATAATAAATTCTTATTTGAATAATGAAACTAGTCATTCATTAGTAGGAGCTCAATTGAAGGATGAACCCAGGTCACGTGCCAAAGTTTTATCGGGAAATACTCGAGTTTTTGCTATGTCATCTTACGACATGACGTTAGTTAACAGAATGTATCTAATGCCTTTTTATAGTCTAATGTGTCAGCATAGAAATGTCTTCTTTACGAAAGTTGGGATTAATATGCACTCATCAGAAGTTGACATTATGTATAATACTCTCAATAAATTTTCTCCATATATTATGGAGGGTGATTATGGGGGGTATGATACAAGTATGCCAGTTGGCATAGGTATTATGGCAAACTCTGTTGTATACAATTCTCTAAAAAAACTTGGTTACAATGATCATTCATTACGAATAGTTCAAGGATTATTGACAGATAATCTTTATCCTACTGTAGTGATGGATGGAACAGTATTTACTCCACCTGGCTTTCAACCTTCTGGTAAATATGCCACTGCTGAGGACAATTCCCTTCGCGGTATTATTCTTTTGTATTATGCATTTGCTATTATGTGCACTCCTTTAGGGTGTGATAATGCTATGAATCAAACTCAAAAATTTAAAATACGTGATTTTACTAAACTTTTATTACCCATAACATATGGAGATGATATGTTGTGCGGTGTGAAGGAGGAATTATCAAGTTATTTTAATAACATTACATATGCCAAATTCGTTGAAGAAATATATTATATGTCTTTCACGACGTCAGATAAAAAAGAGCAATCTTCTAGATTCATAGATATATCTCAAATTTCTTTTCTTAAAAGAAGTTTTAAATATCATCCTGAATTAAAGAGAATGGTTGCTCCTTTAGATAAAGATTCTTTGATGAAAAGTTTATGTTATTATTTACCCTCAAAAGAGATAACACCTGAAGATCAATTAATTCAAACTTGTAATTCAATTATGAGAGAATTATTGTTCCATTGTGATGACGAAGTCAAGTATGAAGACTATAGACAAAAATTTATACATACACTTGCCGAAAATACTAGATTCGGTGTTGAGGAACTTCTACCCTTGTTTCCTACTTGGATAGAATTAATCAATAAATATTCTAGTAATTGATTTTTATTAATTTTTACATTCCAAAAATTAAAACTTGACTCCAAATTTACTGGATATCTTTTACTTTATCAAACCCTAAGAAAGATATTTTCAGGAAAAGTCATTATAAAAGGAGGTCTATTCAGACTTATTATGATACTATTAATGCCTTATCGTGGCGACCCCACTTTGAAAGATAAATGTATTGGTTTGCGTCAGTAATCACCTAATTCAGTGATTACATTGATGTAATATGAATTGCAAAACAAAATTATAAATTAACGAAATGTGAGCACCTA